TAGTCCTTATTCATTAAATAGATATAGAATATTTGCAAGAACACCCAACCAAGCAAATCCATATCTTACAGGCGCAGACACAATTGAATTCCGCATTGAGTTTGTTGATGATCACGAAGAACAAGGAGGACCACCGGTTGGCGGACCACTTAATCCAGGTGATGGCGGTTATGGCCCTGACGTTGTAGACGGACAACTTACGGTTACTGTACAAACAACTGAAGCAACAGGTACTTTACAACCAGCAACATCAGGTAATTTTAACATTGCTACACCTACAGTGAACATTGGCGCAGTAATAGAAATTAGTTAAAACCTTCCTACCACAAATAGCACTTACACTCCTAATGTACCAATAAATATATGCGTACATTATAAACAAGGAGTTATTATGCAAAATGAATACAAAGATGCTTTAGAATTTTCAAAGTATCGTCAAACACTTGCTGTTCAGCGCAAAACACTAAAAGAAAAGATTGAAGCCAGACTTACATATGGTAAAAACGGCGGAATCTTTAAGATTGACAGAACTTTATTAAACTTTGTTGAAATGCTAATCTACAAAGATAGATCTGAAAACATTGTAATTTTAGATGAAAATGAAAATCCAATTTTAGTTGAAAACTTAGTTGAATTTAGAGATGAAATTTTTGATAGATATTTTAGTGCTACATTTGAGTATCACGAAGAATATACAAAAATTAAAAAAAGCAGATCAGTAGAGTCATTAGTATCGTGAAAAAAGGCGTAGTAATATTTGCACACAATAATAGGCAGATAGATTATGCAAAGATGGCACTAGTCTCAGGCGGCCTTGCTAAAAAACATCTAGGTGTTCCTGTTAGTTTAGTAACAGACCAGTCAACAATTGATTGGTTACGTGAATCTAACTTATGGGATAAAGCAGAAGAAACTTTTGAACACATTATTGATGTAGAACGTCCTACAGATTTACAACAACGCAAATTTAAAGACGGTAAAGAATCTGTAACAGCACCATTTAAAAATAGTAATAGATCCAGTGTTTGGGATCTTACTCCTTACGATCGAACATTAATGATTGATTGTGATTACTTTATTTTCTCAGATTCACTAAATGAATATTGGGACTGTGACAGTGATATCCTTATTAGTACAAAGTACAATGATGTTCAAGGAGATAGAATAGGTTACCTTGATAGGTACATCAGTGATACAGGTGTAAGGCTGTTATGGGCGACAACAGTAATGTTTACAAAAAATGAAGATACGAAAGTATTTTTTGAATTAGTAAAACATATTAAAGATAATTACAAAAAGTTTGCTGACATTTTTAGATTCGATAGTCGAATGTATAGAAATGACATTTCATTTGGTATTGCAAGACATATACTTTATGGTTTTGAAACAGACAATGATTATGCAATGCCTCCGGTATTATCAGTACCGGATATGGATCTTGTTTATGATGTTAACGAAAATGGAATACAAGTTCTCACAGCAAATTTAAATGATTACACTTTATGTAATGTTAAAGATAGAGATATTCACATAATGAATAAACAATCTATTACAAGAAACATTGATAAGTTTATGGAGTTAGTATGATAGACTTTGGTTATTTAATTATTGTCAACGAAGGTAATGATACAAACTATACTCGGCTTGCTTATGCACTTGCATTAAGCATTAAGAATACACAAAAAGAAGGGTATGATAAAGTTGCTCTTGTGATTAATGACAAACAGCACATTAAAAACTTTACATCAACTTGGGTATTTGACCACGTAATAGAATATCAAGGACCAGAAGGTTGGGATAGTAGATCCTATATGGATACTGTAACTCCTTTTGCAAATACAGTTTGCTTAGATGCAGATATGTTGTTTTTTAGAGATTACAGTCACTGGGCAGAATACTTTATTAAACATAGCGAACTATATGTTGCAAACAATTCGTATACATATAGAGGAGACCTTGTAACAAGTGATCATTATAGAAAAACGTTTACAGCAAATCAACTACCTAACCTGTATAGTTTTTACACTTTCTTTAAAAAGGATAGTGATCTAGCAAAAGAATTTTTTAATTTACAACGTCATATTATTAAAGACCCGCATAAATTTAGCAATGAATTTTTACCTACTCACAAACCTAAAGTAGTAGGCACAGACGAAGCATTTGCACTAGCAGCAAACATATTAGATATAGCAGATGATATTGCATATCCTTTAGAGTTTCCCCGTGTTGTACATATGAAAGGTATGATACAAAATTGGCCTTATCCTGCAGACACAGTAAGTGATCACGTAGGCTTTTACTTTGATAGAAATGCACAAGTAAAGATAGGCAACTTTCAGCAAACAGATATTTTACATTATGTAGAAAAAGATAAAATAACACTAGAAACAATTAACATATTGGAGGAAATAGCGTGGAAGAAAAGATAAGAAATATTCCAGACCTTCCAGACTTTGATGAATGGATTGCTAATTGGAAGCCACCTGAATTAAATTACTTGGCAGCATTTGATCCTGAAACAGGAAAGGTAATGTGCGTAGGTCCTGACTATTCTATTGACAGAGATCGTTATAAGAAAACTATTGATATTGATACTGAAACTGCAATGGCAATCATTGAAGGTGAAATCAAAATGAATAAATGTTTTGTAGATGTACAGTCAGGTAGTTTAGAAATTACTGAAGTACAAAATTTATTTAAAATAGATGATGTATTACATAGAATTGTTAATATCAAGTGGGCTGAAATCGATGAGCCAGATATTGTTGTATCACGTAAAGGCGATATGTTTACAGTTCAATTATCAGAAAAGTACGGTGGCACATATAAACTAAACAGCGACACTCCAGTAGCAATCAGAAAAATATTCTGGGACGGCGTAACACTATTGAATTTTGATGTTTGCGAGTACAACGATCCACATACAAGTCATCATACTGCAACTGTAGCACTAGATGATCTAGTAGGAAAAAGTTTTGAATTTACTTGCGAGTGTCCAGAAGATGCAAGTGTGTTTACACGCAGATTATTTAAAAATTATGTATTCGAGGAACTATGACAGAAGAAGAAGTTGGTAAGCGACTAACAGAACAGTTTCCAAAGATGATGGCCGTTGTAAACGGTGATACAACACAAGAGGAAAAACTAAAAGCCGCTTTAGATTATACAGAAATATTAAAAGATTTAGAAAAGGTATTAAATGACAAAAGTAGTTGAGTTTGATGTTTTCTTTTTAAGTTACGATGAACCTAATGCAGATTTACATTATGCTGATCTTTGTAATAAAGTTCCGTGGGCACAACGCATACACGGAGTAAAAGGATCTGACCACGCACACAAAGCAGCAGCAGAAGCATCAGAGACAGACTGGGTGTTAACTGTAGATGCAGATAATATTGTAGATCCTAAGTTCTTTGATTTAGACTTAGATATGACAGATGAAAAAATACGTGCATACAGTTGGTGCGGAAGAAATAATGTTAACGGATTGCGTTACGGAAACGGCGGTTTGAAGTTATGGCATCGTCAGCATATTCTTGATATGAAAACACACGAAAATGCAGACAGTGAAAGAGCGCAAGTTGACTTTTGTTGGGAAGAAGGTTATAGAAACTTTCCTGTAACATTTAGCGATACAATTATTAACGACACACCTTTTATGGCGTGGCGTGCAGGCTTTCGTGAAGGAGTCAAGATGACACTAGACGGTGGACTACAAGTTCCACCTATGGAAATTGAAGAACGCATTTGGTGGCACAACCTACATAGATTACGAGTATGGAGTACAGTTGGTTCTCATATTGAAAACGGATTGTGGGCTATCTACGGTGCAAGACTAGGAACATATCTTACAAATTGTACAGACTGGGATCATATACAAGTAAGAGATTTTGAAAAGTTACGTGACCTTTATGACAATACTTGTAAAAAATATGAAAAACAAGACGGGCTAGAACAAGAAGTAGCACGTTTAGGAACAGAGATAAGAAGTGAACTAGGATTAGAATGGCCTGACTTTGATAAACAACAAAGTCGATACATTATGGCTCTATATGAAGAAACTATTAGATTAGGTACAACCTATTATAGTAAAAAGTATGTATGATATCTTTTTTGTTAGCAATGGAGAGTGTGATAGTAATGCTTGGACAAGATTCAAGCAAAAGTTTTCTAATGCACAAAAAATAGAAAACTGTAAATCGTTCGAGCAAGTTGCTAGTAAAAGTTTAACAAAACACTTTTGGGTTGTATGGGATAATTTAGAACTTGCACAAGACTTTCAATTAGATTATCGTGTTCCTGAATGGGACGCTGACTATGTACACGTTTTCCGCAATGGAGAATATTACGATGGAATATGTATTTTTTCTAAAAAAGCACGCATACTACAACGTGAGTGGGATTACAGATTCTTTACAAGTAAAAAAGAAATAGATATACAAGCAAGCAGTCCTAGGTTATATGATGTTGCATTTATTTCCTATCACGAACCTAATGCACAAGTAAATTATAACAAGTTACTAGAAAAAGCACCTAATGCAGTATGGATTAAAGATGTTAAAGGTATACATCAGGCCCATATACAAGCAGCAAAGCAATGCACTACTGAACTATTTTATATTGTAGACGCAGACGCAGAGATTTTAGATAGTTTTACGTTTGATATGCAAATACCATACTATGATTTCAACGCTAGAAAAAGTGTTTATGTATGGAGAGGCCGAAATCCAATTACAGATTTAGAATACGGATACGGCGGTGTTAAATTATTTCCAAGACAAGCAGCAATTGATATGGATGTGAACAGTCCAGATATGACTACAAGCCTTTCTGACAGTTTTAAAGCAATGCAAGAAGTAAGTAATGTTACAGCATTCAATACAGACGGCTATAGTACTTGGAAAAGTGCATTTAGAGAATGTTGTAAGTTAGCAAGTAGAACTATTAAAGGTCAAAAAAATGATGAAACAGATGAAAGACTTAGTAAATGGTGTAGCGATTACGGTAGGGACAGGCCCTTTGGGGACTATGCTATACAAGGCGCCAGAGCCGGTAGGAAATATGGTGTTAGCAATAGTGCTGAACCTAATGCACTACTCAAGATAAACGATTTCGAATGGTTAAAGGAACAGTTTGATGCACGACAAGGATAGAATAGAGAAGTTTATTCCTATAATGGATGAAATATCTCCAACTTTCTGTATGGCTAAGTGGCATCATACTACTATCTACTTGCAAACAGGCGAAACACATAGTTGTTATCATCCTGCTCCGCACAAGATTCCATTAGAAGGCCTAAAAGAAAATCCAAGCCAACTACATAACACACCGCAGAAGAAACAAGAACGTCAACAAATGTTAAATGGCGAAAAGCCTAGTGGATGTCAGTATTGTTGGAACATTGAATGTATGGGTAAAGATTACATTTCAGATAGAAAAG